GACGGTCTGAGCGCGCTTCTGCCATTCCACGCCATGCTTGAGATGGACCGTGGATACCAAAGCCTTTTCAAAGCTCTGACCGTCGCCTCGTCCGAGGTCGCCACCGTCAGGAGAGAAGTAACCGAATCGTCCGCCGGGCCGGATTTCCATCGGGACGCGCATGTCACGATTGGAGACCTTTTCCGCGGGCCGCTTTTCCACGTTACCGTAAAAGAGCGAATCCCTGTCGAACAGAACCGGAACTTTCGACTGAACAGTCTCGAGCTCAGCGGCGACTACCTGTGTTTCGGTAAGTGCCATGCTGAATCTCCTACCGACCCTTGAGCGTGACCTTTCCGGAGAGTATATCGGCGTCGGTTGTGCGGGAATAGTCGATTTTCTTCGGATCGAGAACCGTAGCCCGCTCCCTACGCACGTCAACTCGACGGCTTGAGCCCTCAAATGATCGCTTTTTCTGAGGTTGTGGGGAGAGCTTTTCGTCGGGAACATCCCGTTTTTTAGATCCCTGCCCCATATATTCCGCACGAATCCGGTTCCGGAGGTCACGAATCAGAGGCCGCGCACCCGAGAGGTAGGTGTTTACGATACTCTCTTTGCTCTGTCGTGAAAAGCTATCTTGTGACGCGCGCTTCCAAAGGCCATTCATTCGCTTCAACTGGCCCTGGTCGTTGACTAGCGCCTTGTTCATCTCGTTAATGACATCAGCGACGATGGAGGCTTTCATGCGCTCGGACATCGTCCCTGTAGGGTCAAGCCCCTGTCGAATCGTTTGGTCGAGGGACTTCGTTACGCGCTGGAAGATCTCCGCATCCGCCTCTTTGAAGCGGGTTTGAGCCCAGATTTGCCTCTCCTGCTGGAGTTGAACCTCGGCAGGGGAAGGACCTTGTGGAGCCTTTTTCGCAATGTCAGGTATCTCACCGCCGTTCGCAAAAACGAAGTTTGCGATATGACGAGCCGACATAACCAGGTTCTTGTCTCCCACCTTCTCGCCATGTCGATATGCGTGATAGATGAGTTCCTCAAGAATAGGTTCGGTGGCAGCGATGTAGGACTTTTCATCCAGAGCTCGAAGTTTGGGGAGCCAGTTCTCAACGACCCGCTCGAAAGCCTTCGGGTTGTTCTCATGGAGTTCCTTCATCAGGAGCTCAGGATCACCCGAAACGAGGGAGCCTTCGAGCTGGTCGTAGTTCTCAGCTTTCTGGGCCGCGAGATGCGCTTCTTCGGGGTCTGTGAAAGCCTTGGAGAATTCGGCGTCCCTAAAGAGAGAAGCCTTTAGATCCGGGAACCTCTTGAAGATCCCCGGAAATTCCTTTTTGATAACGCTAACTCTTGGCTTGCCAGGTCCCAGTTCTTCTGTCTCTTTTCCTTCAGTTTCTTCTTCCTCTTCGTCTTCCTGCTCCTCGTCTTCACCTTTGGCAACTCTCTCATCTTCGTCCTCACCCTCCGCTGGTGGAGTTTCATCTTCAAGGACGGTTATATCCTTGTCGATGTCCTCAGCCTCGATATCGGCCTCGGTTCGTTCCTTCTCAGGTTTTGGAGCGGTCTCGGTATCGGAATTGAGAACCGCCATGTCCTGAGAGAAATCACCAACGTCGCCCAGACCAGCACCGTCGTCAGGTGAGTAGAAGAATTGAGGAATGAACCGAAGGATATTCATTGTTAGCTCGCTTTGGCAAGGACGACGGCCGCGCCGGTTGCACAACGGCCCCAGGTCGCCGGAGTTTCTGTTCCAACAGTTGCAGATTCAGCAGAGGCCACAAATGGGCCTGTTTGGAAAAATCCGAATTCGAGAGCAACGGAGCTCAAGATCCGGCAGGAGCAGGTTGGAATCCCAAACGTCTGATTCTGGAGGACGTTAGTAGGGACTCCAATCGGAAGCTGTAGATATTGCGGTGTAGGGGTCATAGATTCTTATCCTTTCCCTTCGGTTTCTCCTCATTACCTTCAGCTTCAGCCTCAGCTTCAGCCTCAGCGGCCATAGCCTCCTGGTAGAGCACCTGATGTTCCTGCATATGGAGGAGAACGTTCATGTAAGCCGCCGGTTTCTCCTTCTTGTATTGCATCCCGACCTCGGATTTCAACCAAGCCTGGCACGTTATCATTTCGACTTCGTGATTGTCTAATGAAGGCTCAATAGGCACAGAGGAGGTCATAGGAGGAGGCATCATCATCTGATTCTCATCAGAAGGACCCTGAGGGCTTTGAGGCGGCGCAGACTCGCCCTCCACGCTTGGTAGCGCGGGACCAGTAGATTCATCCTCTCCACCCTCAGGGGCCATCGGGGGGACGCCGATAATTGGCTCAGCGAGGATCATCTCGCCAATCTCAACAAGCTGCTTATTCCGGTCATCATCTCCAGGAATATACAGCTCGGGAACACCAATTACCAAGGCCACGAGACCAGCGTTCTCAGGGTGGCGGAGGACTTCCATTACATCCTCGTTACCCATCTGGAACAGCTGGAGAATCATGTCCCGTTTTTGCGCCCACGAAATTGGGAACGACTCGTTAACATCGGGCTCTACCTCACCAACCTTGCCCAACATCTGAGTCTTCCGAATCCAAACGTTCACATACGAAGAACCGCGCGATTCTACGTATTTCTCATCCCCCATCATGTTCATGGCGAAGCTTCTCACCGATTTGGCAAGCATCTTCGACCACCAGATTTTTACGATTTTCCACGTGATTTGGAGCCTTTGGAGGGCTTGGGCGCGGGACATCTCGTATTCTTTCGCAGTCCCACTTCCTCCCTGGATAGCTCCTCCAAATACAGTTGGGAGCGCTCCAGAAACAAATTGACCAACCCTCTCAAGGCGATTAAGGAACTTATCGATCTCCTGAGATATAGAACTTGTTTTTGCCTCGAAAAATCCCTCACCGAGAGATCTTCCAGCTGGAGCCTTAGCAGGAGAAACTTGTCCAGGCCGTGCCTCAGAGCGACTATAAGAGTCAAAATCGAGAACATCTGGGTCTGCGTAAAGCTCGGGGATTCCAAATTCGATTCCTTCGAGAGTGAGGTTCCATCCTTCATTGGTCATGTCCTGAATGGGGACGACAGAGGAGCCAATTGCTTCGGCATGTAGGGATTCCGAAAGGGGATGTTCTGTAAAGGTCCAATGGTCCTCCATGATGTCTGGAATACCCTCGACCACCAGGTCCTTATTGATTACAACACAATAACATCCGTTAGGAAATAGACTCTTGAGTTCCGCGATTTCATCGTCACGATTACCGACTCCGAGGACGTTGAAAGCCCAGGGAGCAAGCCAGACCCGTCTGCAAGTGCATAGATCAGTGGCCACATCCCCCTTGAACATGATGTTGGTGCGCATCGAACGATCAAAAGTGCTGAGATCGATAAGTGGTTGGATGCGCTCGGCAATCTCTGGGTATACGTCCTGTAGCTTGGCATAATGCTCCTCGGTCTCCAAGATTAAGTAAGGGAGATCCTCCTTCTTCGTGGACCAGGGAGCGATTTTAACGTTCAGGGGACCATAGACTTCGAGACATTCCCTGCTCTTAGGAGTCTTGTCGTAGCCGGTGATCCGAGGGACGATCTCCTCGAAGTCATCAGATTCCGGGAGGTTCTCGTATCCGCACTGAGGGCATGGAGTAGGCATTCCCATCCCCATTCCCATCGGACCTCCGGGAGGAGGCATCCCAGGAGGAATCTGGGGAGGAACCTGAGGCGGGGGTGTCATTGGAGGTGGCACCGGGCCCACAGCTGGTGGTTCCTCTCCTGGAATAGGAGGGATAGGTTCCGCCTCGGGTGATGGACCCAGCGGGGTTGCGGCAACTTCCTCGTTTCCCAGCGAGAAGCCGCAGTTCGCGCAATAATACTCTCGGGTGACGACGTTGTGGTCCGAAACGATTGGAGTCTCGTGGAATCCATACTTTCCAGAGGCACGGTTCTCATTATACCCAAACACAATCCCTTGATTGTATAGGATATAAAGGGCCTTCATGAAAAGGAGTTCCGCGTAGTTGTGCCTTTGAATTAGGGTGCCAATCTTCGTGTAAGCCTTTGCTGTCGAAATGTCATCTGTATTCTCTGCGTCGTCAGGGATGAAAGGCACGGTAGGGAGTGCCGACGACATCGCTGCAATGATGACCTCTCCATATGCCCGGTAGATATTAACGATTTTGGCGTAGAGAGCTGGATCGATTGAGGAGCCTGGATCTTCTTCCTTGACCTGGTCAGGTGTCCGCCAATCAAAAGCGAAATCACTCCACCAGATATACTGAATATTATCCCAGTAGCACATCTGCTTGCGCCACTTTTTGATCTGCTTGTCGCGGGAAAAGCGATCATGATCCTCCAAGTGGTCAATGATGGTTGCTAGGTTCTTGGCAACTTCAGTATCGCAAAATGCCTCTTCCTCAGCGATTTCCTCAACCGGGAGCTCTGGAGTGAGAGCTAGAGCCTCATCATCAGGGTATGGGGGAGCAGAAAGCCCCATCACGTCGGGAGCGGGTGGTGCTACAGGAGGGAACATTATTTGCTAAGCTCCTCGATATCTTGCCGAATCGTATCGTCCTCGGTTTTCGATTCCAGTTTGGCCTCTGATTCGGCTTTCCGCTGCTCTTGGGGCTTTTCAGCCTCTTCTATCTGCTTTTTCCAGTAACGCTCTCGAGAATCCGCTTCCAACTTGGCTGCTTGTTGGTGCCAAGGGATCGTAACCTTTCTAACCGGCTTTGGTCCTTCTCCAGCTTTGGTAGCAGTTTCAGGACTAGGAAGGACCCCAAGACGGACAAACAAACCACGACGAGTTTCTCGATCATCCTGTTGCATTTCCCGTAACTGTTCGCGCAGCGAACTATTTTCCCGCTCCAAAAGGCTGTTTAGAGCCTCTAATTCTGCGACTTTAGCCGTCAAATGGATAAGTTCAGCTTCTCGAGGAGAAAAACGACCTTTGAGAAAGTTAGCTAACCAGTCGGCCACGTCGGAACCTACTTCTGTGGATTGAACGCGGTTGTTTGATGTATTTCTTCTCGAAATGGTGCATCTGGTGATGAAAAGCGTTGTAATCGTTCGTTTCGCTCAATCTCTGGATAATTTCTCCCAGAGCCGTCTGTTTTTCGTGTTTTCTTTTACTTTCTCTAATATAGCGACTGTATGCCTTAATGAGGTAACGACCACCATCGTAGGGGTCATCCCCATCGAATTCTGCAACATCTTCCGTATTCTTTCCGTCGCGCTGTTCATAGATGCAAGCAGGGATCGTTTCACGGAAATTGGTGCAAGACTTACAAACCAGAAGCTTCGGTAGATTCTGCTCGGGTTCCTCGGGAGAGAAGAGCTTGACGTATTCTTGGAAGGCGTCAGTTCCTTGCATCCGGAGGATTCGCTGGGCAGTTTCCTCGACATATCCCTCTTGGGGGACGTAACGAGGAGGTCGGTCCTTCCAGCGGAGCATCTCGTGCATAAGGAGCTTCCCACCGAGCCGGTCGTTATCCGCGGGCTCAAAGTGGATTCCTGTAGCTGCGATGATTTGCTCTGCGAGTGTCTTCGACTCACCCCGTTTACCCCATGCTGAAGGGTCCAGAACTGCCGTCCCGAGATTCGCTAGTTCAAACTGAGAGATACGTTGAACGTCGGCACCCCACTCTTCAATTGATGTCTTCTCACGAACGTATTCGCGATACAGAAAGAGTTTACCATCAGGCGCAACTGCTCCCCACCCGACCCAAGTCTTAGCAGTATATCCCCAGTCTGCTGATATAACACGAGGCCACCAATACGGCGGAGTGAAATCTGGGATGACATGACATGCGCGCTCAGGTTCTCCATGGTATGGCGAGCCGATATAGGGATCGCGCCACTCGCCGAAAACTTGCCCTGAGAAAACCCACCAGTCCCCGTCGATCTTCGCACGCTGTTCCGCCTCGGGTAGAATCCTGAGTCGATTAATATACCCAGGGTCCTTTTGCATCAGATACGGATTGTCCGTGAGCCGGGCTCGAACGAAAAATCGATACGTATCTGTGTATTTGTCGAAAAGTTTGACTCCACCCTCGGGGGCGGGAGCTACAAAGCGATTCCTTACCCAAAGATGACCAATATTGCCTGGGTTAGTAGCACTACGGATAAGAGAAGGGACACCGTCAAGAGTAGAACGAACTCGAGAGGTGATGTAACGATAAACAAATTCAGCAAACGCCGTAAGCTCGTCGAAACCCGCGTAGTGATACTCCGCCGTGTCATGCTCGCGCGCGTCTTTTTCAGTTTCAAGATACGATAGGCGAATCTTCGCTCCGCTCGGGAACGTCCAAACGTGCTTAGTATCATTGTAAGACGCTCCCAGAGGCTTGTAGAATCCGTGCGAACGAGGGATGAGGGATTCTTCGAGTTGTGGAAACGTCTGTCGAAATATAGCACCGTGGAAACCCGCACGTTCATGGAATCCATACAAAATGGGGAGCATCAGGAGGAGCTCAGATTTGCCTCCCCCTGCTGCCCCGCCATACATCGCCTCGAAAATCGAAAAGGGAAGTCTGATGAACTCCACCTGTTTAGGATGGGGCTCCCAGATCTTCTCGTAGCGATTTTCGACTTGGATCATCTACGACTTCTTGAAAGCGTTCGGGTCGTATCCAGAAGGCGGAACGTTCTCCGACTTCTTATTCGGTGCGGCTGTGGGATTTGCCCCGGTAGCCGATCCGCCAGCTCCGTCGCCTTCCTCCCAGCAGTCCCCGTTCCAACGAGCCTTCTTCTGGTCACCCATCACGATGTGCTCTCCCGGCGCCCACGCAGGACCGGAATAGGGCACCGCTTTGAGCGCCTCGAAGTTGGCAGGCGACTTGTCGGGACCGAACGAACCAGGAATCCCCGGCTTGATATCAGCGGAGGGAACCTTGATGGCCTCGGGATTCGGGCCGCCTTCGTCAAAGGTCGTCCCACCCGTCTGAGTTTCCTGAGACTTCGGTTCGGCCTTGGAGACTCCACCAGGGAGTTTCTTGCCGGGACCAGCAAACCGGTCCACGACTCCACCCTGCTGAACGATCTTGGAGGGAGGCTCACCCCTACCCGTCATCCGGTCGCCACCAGGAGTGCGGCTCGATCCACCACCAACCCCAGATTCCTGATGAGGACCCAGAGGAGGTTGCTTCCCACCACGCGCTTCGGCATCAGATTCCGGAGAACCAGAATCACCTTCAGGGGGAGGCGCCGCAGCAGCCGCTCGACGTTCCTCTCCGATCCGACCTGCTCGCACCTCGAGAGTCTCGGGGAACAGCTTGGGATCAACGGTGAAAAGAAGCGCGCCAAGAACCGCCTCGGAGACGACGATCCACTCCTCTTCGAACTCCCATTCCTCCTGGGGAGCATCGCGATTCGTGGGGCCGTGGATGTGCGCGACGAGATCACCGGAGAAGACCTTGATCAGACCCCGCTTGGTCTCGTATTGAAGGGGACCAGCTCCACGGTGACGGAAGATCCCGTGAGGAATGAAGGCGTCTTCCAAAGCACCCATTGCCTCGTAGGAAGCATCCATCTCGGCCTGAGCAGCGACGAGATCCTCCTGCTGAGCGGCCAGTTCGTCGGCGGTTTCCTGAGCGATCTCTTCCTCGGTTTTCGGAGCCGTCTGCTCGCCAGGAGTCGGAACTCCAGCTCGGGGAGCATTCATCGGCATGTTCAACGTAGGAGGAGAAGGAATAGACGGAGGAGAAGTCTGAGGGGCGCGATCTTCAGCACCTTGTGGAGCGCGGGGCATAGTAGGCATCTCGTCACGATCCTTTCTTCTGAAACATCTTCCGCTTCTTGAGCGGCGTTTTCTCCACGAACTCGCGCGCGACATTAGTTGGCACTTTGGATGAGGAACCGTGGAGAACTGCCTGCATCAAACGATATTGGGCACCGCTCTTTGCAGGCATTTCCCCTCTCTTTTCTTTCTAGGAGCTAGTTGCCTTTGCGCGGCCCGGTGCCGTGCTCGGGATGCGACGAGGGAGAACCTGGCTCACCCGGCTTCCCAGCCTTATCCGGTTCGGTCCGATCGGGTCCACCACGACCTGCATCGGGACGATCGCTGGAACCCGCTCCGGTTTTGTCGCTCTGTCCTTCACCACTTCGCTTTTCGTCGGCCATTTCACTCTCCTTGTTTTATTACGGTGTCATCGGTCCTTGAGTCACGGGAGAAGGAGCCTGCGTGGGCATTGGACGCCGACGCTGAGGCATGGATCTCTGAGAGGCTGCACCACCACCGAATCCCATCGGCTTCTGCATAATGGGTCTTTGAGGAGCACCTTGGGCCTGAGGAGGCATTCCCATTGAGCCGCCCTGTCCGGGAGGAGGTCCTTGAGGACGCAGGGATTGGAGAGGAGGCATGGGACGCATCGGCATTGGAGGACGCTGCATCCCTATCTCAGGCATTGGAGACATAGGCATCCCGGCTCCAGGCTGAGGGAATGGAGAGGGAGGTCGGTTCTGCATCGCCTGTTGCATCCGAGCCTGCATAGGACCAGGAGGCATGGAAACAGCACCGGGTTGATCCATCCAACTCATGTCGTTTCCAGCTGCTTGACCCTGCTGCCGATATTGCATCATCTGGGCCATTCGAGGGTCCATCCCACCGTAAAGCGAGGAGAGATCAAATGGCATTATATAACTCCTCTATTCCCAAAGAGCATGTAGATGAGAAGGCAGAGGAGAATCAGGGTCACCAGACCAGAAGGCCCGTAACCCCAGGAGCGAGAATAGGGATACCAAGGTCCGGTGCCTAGGACTATAACGATGAGGAGAACGATTAGCAGGATCATTTTAGAACCTCGTTCCGGACCATTGCGCGTTAGGATCAAAGCCGAGGACGTTCCACGCAAAGGAAGGATTCCCGCAATGGTCAACGATTATGTCGACACCCCAAGCCCCAGTATTGTCGGAGGTAGCTCGGTAGGAAATTACATCTCGGGAGATAGAACCATCCGATGCCTTGACCATGTAGCCCCACCGAGGATCCGAGGCTTTGAGAGCAGCGACCTCAGCGTCCATGAAGGTCCATGCAACTTCGCCGTATATCGCCTGGCAGGATCTAAGGAGCGCACCGGAATTCTGTTGGGCTACGCTCTGAGCGATTCCCTGAGCAGAGGCGGGGAGGGGCAAGGGAGTTTCGGTCCCATTAGGCCCACCCGGTATTGGAGTAGACGTGGGATTCGATATGGGAGCAAAGCTAACGAGGTCATGAATGTCTACGTTAACCGTGTTGGTGTTGGTATTCGTTACGTTCGTCGACGGCATCGTGAGTTCGATGTCGCAAGCGGGAAGGATTAGAAAGCTGAGGACCAGGAATAGTTTCTTCATGAGCAACCCGGATTCCAGAAACCGAAGTTATAAGGGAGGGCGGGTGCGGACAATCCCTGATAACCCCGCCTCACGCGTTTTTGGTTGGGGAGCCAGGACGATCGTCGATTACTCGGATCTCAATGAGCCTAGGACCGCGAGTCCCGTCCCCTTCGATGATTGAACCCTCTACCCGGTCCAGGAGTTCGAGATCCCGAAAGTTCTTGGTTGTGCGCTGGAGAGCCGTCCAATGGAAGAAATAATCCCTACCATCGTCGCCAGCAATGAAACCAAAACCTTCCTTGATCTTACGAACCTTCCCTCGCATTAGGGGTAGAGATTTGCCTTCAAGGAATCCATTATACGAGACGCCGCCGTTAGACATAGGATGCAACTCTTATCCCCGATTATGCTCTTGCCATTCAAGTTCGGATTTCTCTGAGGAGACTTCGAGAACGGGGTAATCGGAATCCTGGGCCATCTCCGGTTTCATAATGTGGAAATGGACGCTTTTCTCTGAGGAATCGATTACGTGGTCCTTTGTGGCGTGGCTTGCCGAGGTCACGATGGAGGAGAGGTTCTTCGCAATCACCGAGAGCTCGGAGGCTTTCTGAACCTTTTCCAATTTTGCATCGTCGAGGAGGTCCAGGGATTTGAGAAGGCGTCCGAAAGCCTTATCGACTACAATGCCGTGGCCCTCAATGATCTTCTCTTGGAGTTCTTCCTTGGGACTCTTTGCGGGGTTCGCTTTGTCTACAGGTCCAGTGTAGCCAGCTTTGTAGGAGTGCGCGGAGGAAGTAGCTACCTCACCTAAAGCAGCACCCTTTCGATCTCCTAAGATCCCAGCAGCGACACCAATTCCCGCTTGCGCGTCTCTATGAAGGAGCTTGGTTCCGCGCCCGGCATAATCGGCTTGGGGATTCAGGAGCTTGTCGAGGGTTTTGTCAAAGGAATCCTTAGAGCTATTACGGCGCGGACGAATCTCCGGCTCTTTTGGAAGTTCCGATATGTTGAGGATGGAATTGATGTCGAAGGAAGGAGTAGGAGGAGGGAGGATTTCTTTGTGCGCCGGTGATTCGTTTGGAGGGGATTCCTCCCTTACCACCCGGTTTACCAGGTTTGCCTCGCTTCTATTGCGACGCTGGAATTCTTCCTCGCTTATGAACATGAGATGATTTTTCTCAGTATCCGCCCCACGCGCATGATCATACCAAATGGGCGATCGGTTGTCAAGTGGGGTATTTGTTAGGAATTTTGCATTATCCTAAATGTTCGTAGGGCAAACGGTTTCTAAGGGTCCATTTCTCTATTGTCCTTCAATATGGGACCCTGATCTCTAAACGTCAGGAACAGATATGAGTTGGCTACCACCCCCCTGCGGGGGGTTATGGGACCCAAAGTTCTTGGGATGGGGGAGTTCTTTGCGATGCAAAGTGCTTGCTATTCCAGAGGACCTGGGGGAGCAAAGCACTCTAAGGTGGAGATCACTTTGAATTACAAAGTGCTTGGCCGCGCAAAGTAGTTGGGATAAAGAATGGGCGAGGTCTGCTGTCCCTCGCCCTTGAGCCTACTTGCTTAAACGTTCGCCAAAGATCGCGAACAGGAAGATCGTGATGACCGAGATCACGGTCACGGCTAAACCGGAAGCCCTTTCTTAGCGCGGGCCGCCTTGACCATCGCGGTCGCACTTTCCATATCCTCCGCGATCCCGTTGTCCACAAGGTTCTGCGCGGACTTCGCGATCACCTTGGCCGGTCCCTCGATGAGTTCCGCCAACTTGCCGCGCAAGATCCGCTTCACCTCAAGATCGAACCCGTAGTTGAAGTGGTCGCAAGCGCCCTTGGCTTTCTCCTCCTCGGTGCGCTCATCCTTTGCACCCTCGGCCAGATCCAGCGCAGGCTCTTCTTTGCCGCCGGTGAGAAATGACTGACCCTCGAAATTCAGGGCAATCAATTTCTCGTAAACCAAGGTCTCATCCTTGGTCTTTGTTACCTTGGCCGAAATGGTAAGGTCCGTGGGACCGACGTTCCGGATCTTCCCGGCCTCGATCGCCGCCGAGATTTCTGCCGCCGTCTTGGAATACGCATCCACCGCTGATACGCGCATCCGGGGTTCTGCCGCCGTCGTGGTTTCTGTGCTCACAATTACTCCTTTTGAAACGAGATTAGACTTGCCGTTCTGAACACCGTTCTTTTTCGCCATGCTGTTTTCTCACCTTGCGGTCGCCCGGTTCAGGAAATTCCAAACCCGCCAGCGCCGCGCTCCGAACTAACAAAGCAAGTATAGCACACCTGTAGAAAAGCGCAACCGAAAAGCGAAGCGCCCCGAAGAATTTTCCCCTTGCATTCCGCCAAAGGCTCGACCCGCGCCCCATCCCTGGGTCTAAAATTGGGAGGCGATATTCGGGAGGCGAGGACCAGAAACTGTTCGCCCGGAGCGTAAAACCGATCTAACGCGCGCGTTTTTTGGGAGGCCCAGTATAGCCCAAACCGATCCGAAGGCCCTTAGATCAATTCTAATGCAGTAAGATCAGTATTGCCCGCGAGATACCTGGCTCACTGGGGGTCAGGCCACCTCGTTATCCACAATCGAAACCACGTTAATCTCTTGTTAATAACCTGTTACTAATTCATTGCTCCCCGATAGCTCCCTTTTATTGTTCGCCCCTTTATTTATGGGCCAAAATAACTGTTCGTTTAGATCCACCCCTATCCCTATTCGACCACCCTACCCGGAACTGTTCGTAGCGCGAACGGTTATTTCTTGTATCTGGGGTTTTCTTTTATCTTATTTATTATTATATATTTTTTTGAGTCCAGACCAAGACGGTAGGACGGGCATAGCGAAGGCATATGGGTCGTAGGCTCGACCGAGAGAGAGGGGGGTAGATCCGCTAAATGCTTGATCTGCAACAGGTTAGCCTAATTCGAGCATAGGGAAATTAACAGGTATTTAACAGGTATTTAACGAGTCTTTAACAGGTCTGATCACAATGAAACCCCTGTTTTTCGGGCATACGCTTTGCTACAGATCTCGCAACGAGCACCTCGTATCCTGGGAGAGCTCTGGATGACCTCGATCTAGACCTTTGAAACCTTAGACCACAGGGGAGAGGGGGGTAAGCTAGGGCAAACGCCAGAAGCCCTTTAGAATCAACACTTTAGGCCCCCTTGCACCTGGGCTACAGGTGTGCTACCATTGGGTTGTGAGACCCCTTTCCCATTCCCGCCTCCCGGTGCCTAGGTCTAGGACCTGTAAGTGTGGAGAGCGCTATAGACGCTCAGACACTACAGACCCGAACCTTGCACTTTGGGCCTGTGTGGGTTGTGGGGATGTAAGATCACAGCGCAAGCGTAACTCAGGGCCGCGGCATTACAAAGGCGGTATCCCACAGTTCGTGGCAACCGTGAGCCCTGACGGTAAACGGGTTGAAATTGACAAGACCTGGAAGAGGAAGAAGTAGTATGGATCAAAAGCTCTCGCAAGTTTACCTCGTCAAGTTTCTCACCACCAACGAGGCGTGGTATTCAGAAATTTGTGCCTCCCTCGCCGTTGCTCTCCGGGTCGTTGGGGAGCATGGGATCACCAAGGCCCACGATTCGGGTATCGCCGGTTGCTGGCACTACTCCGATCCCCGCGACGCCTCGCAGACCGCCATGATCGTAGAGAAGCAGGTGACCTACTAATGGCGAATCACACAATTTACGTTCGTCCCGAGAACGCCGCAACTTTCGAGCGCGCCCGGCAAATCGCGGAGCACGACGGGGTTTCTCTCTCCTCCATCATCGAGCAGGCCATTCGCGCCTGGGTCGAGAAGCAGGAGCGAAACGCCGGTCGCAAGATCTGCCCGAAGTGTGGAACAGCCTGTGGTTATTGGAACCTCCCGAAAGTGTGTGGCAAATAATTGGACCATGCGAGGGGGGCCTTCGGGCCTCGCTCAGATGGCCTAATTTCAGGCGATCAAGGAGTAAGTAGTGGCTCAAAAAGAGAAGTTCGAAGATCTAGTAAACAGGGTAGACCTCGAAGCGCGGCAGTTCACCAGCTTCGACGAATACCTCGCAGCAAAGGACGCGGGAGAATCTGAATGGCAAAAACCTGTAAGCGGTGTGGAGGAGAACTCATCCTCAAACTCGAACGAAAAGGGGGACGCAACGGCAGAATCGTCACCACTATCAAATGCCGAGCCTGCTTCGGCTCCCACAAAGGCCGAACCTCAGGAGACCCCCGAGGAAATCGCCGCTCGTAAGGCCGAGGAGCTGAGACTCCACAACCTCGCGGTCGATAAGGTGGTCAAGGGCGAGCAGCTCTCGCATCCCACGGCTCCCAATGTGACCGCCGAGGAACCCACCGGCAAGCCAGTCGAGATGGCCCCGGAAACCACCACCAAGCTGGTCCCCTACACCATCGAATGGCCGGACGGTCAAACCAGCACGCGCATCCGAGAAGTAGTCGAGTTCGACAAGAGCGAGCCTGAGTGGTATCTAGGCGTGTTTACCAACAGTAAGAATTTCGCTGTTGAAACTGCGGACCTCGACGCGGTCACCAATCACTACCAGGATCTCGAGGAAGCGATGAAGAAGATCCGATGTGCACAGTTTGGTGTGCGCGCGGGTCTCGAAATGCGCCTCTCTGGTGAAACGGCGGAGAAGCGGACCAAGGCTCTCGCGAACCTGAACCGCTCCAATCGCTCGGGCAACAACGCAGCCGCTACCAGAATGAAGA